TTGTAGCGCGCAAATTAGTCTGTCAGTAAACGAAGGTTAGATTGTCAGTAAAGCCATCAAGCAAAAGGTCTGGCATTATGTTAACAGCCAGCTTTACTTAAAGAGAGGTTTTACTGAAAAATACCACGGCCACCAAATTGGCCAGAACAGGGAAACTAGAGTCCAGTGGTACCACTTTTTCGGATAATATTCGTCATTGACCTGCAAGTACCAATAAGTGAAGACCGTTATCCATATATATGTTGCCAACCCAGCTCCAACAATTAAACCTGTCATCATATAGCGCCTCCTATTTTTGCTTTAACGTCTTTGAGGGCTTGGTTATAGCCGTTTAAATACCCTTTATTAAACTGTGTGGTTATTGGATCTCCTGTCATTTCGTAGAAATCCATCATCATCCCCTCCAAATCAATATCAGGCTGTTCTATGTGTTGGCGGATTATCTCATAACGGCCGAACTGGCTACCCTGTATGCGGTGAGGCAACAAGCAGATAAGCTGCCTCATTTCTTCCAGAGCTTTTAAGGCCTCTTGTTTATTGGTCTTTTTTCCACCCTCACTGAATATTTTATCTAAGCTTTTTACAATGCTACTCATCATTTACCTCGCTTTCTTTTTAATTGATTTATGTTTTGTTCCTGCTATGTTCTCTTTATGCAACAAACTGAAAAGATTTACAGGGACATGGCCTTCGCAGGCTATAAGGGAGATATAATCGCCGATAACGCCTTGAGAGACGCGGTTGATGTTCTTATTTCTGCCCTCAGTAGCTGTGTTGAGGATGATGTCCGGCAAAGGCAGGAGCTTCATGACGCTATCAGCTATTTGCAGTACAGAATAAGGAAACCTTATTATTGCCGCCTGTTTTTAAAGGCCCTAGATCGCAGACACCCTGTTGAGCGTTACAGCATGGCACGTATGGCGTTGCGGGATATTATCCGCGACCTAGGCCGTTAAATTTAATTGCCCTCCTTGAAATTTGTGATTAAAAGCTCTCCCATGCGTTTGTTATTGTTCACGCCCGAAATGGTGTATGTGGTCTGGACCTCTTTAAAGTGAAATCCATCAAATATTTCACGCACCATTAAATGGTCATTTAATGACAGGATGAACTTGCCTTTAATATCGCTTAAAAGCTCGGCCATAAGCTTAAACTCATCGCGGGAGAACAGTTCCTTACCGTAATCGCCTTCACATCCGTAATATGGCGGATCAAGATAGAAGAGTGTGCCGGCACGGTCATATCTTTTGATAAAGGCCTTGTAATCCAGACATTCAATTGTAACGCCTGATAAGCGCTCATGAAGGTCTTCAAGCATTGGCTGAAGCTTCGTGACATCGAAGCGGCCGCCCCGAACAGGATCAACGCCAAAGTTCTTTCCAGACACTTTACCTCCAAAGGCCAGCTTCTGCAGATAAAGGAAACGCGCTGCGCGCTCCAGATCAGTAAGGGTAGCCGGATCAGTTTCACACAGACGGTTAAATTCTGCGCGCGTGGTGATCTGCCACTTTATCATGTCCAGAAAGGCGACATAGTGCCGCTGTAATACACGGAACAGATTGGCCACTTCAAAATTATAATCGTTGATGACTTCGGATTTTGGCTGATACGACCTACGCAAGAACACACCTCCCATGCCGACAAAGGCTTCCGCATAAGTAGTGTGTTCAACCGCATTTATAAGGCCGATGATTTCTTTTGCCAGGCGCGACTTTCCACCAATATAGGGGGCGACTGGCTTAACTGGTTGTATTTGTTTAAGGGCTGTTGACTCTTTCATAACTTTCTTTCTATTGTTTCCGCGCCACAGGCCGTGGTGACGGAGTGACCGATGATAGGCCATTTTCGGTTATGCGAGATCATAGCTCGCGGCTTGGAGCGTTGGCGCGCTCCAGCCTCCGTCCTTTTTTCAAGAGACTTAAGCATTCTGTGTGGCCAGCGATGTGCGATGGCATATGTGTTGACCGGTAGGAACATGGGTCGGCTTAGCTAAAGTTTACCCAGCTTGATCCATCAGAGACAAACACTGCTGTTTCCCCGTCGGCAAATGTCTCACCTTGAACGGTTAGGTTATTCCCGCCAGTTCCAATGTTTTTAATGCGATATTCCTTACCACGCGCAAAACCGCTTGCTGAATTTGCCGCAGGAAGCGTTAGCGTAAAATCCGCTGAGCTCGTATCGGCCGTGATATAGTCTTCCCCAAGTGTAAGGGTAGCATTGCCAGAATAAGTGCTTATTCTTTTATGTTCCCCGTTTTGAGAGAATATCTTACTGTCCTGGTTTGAATCATAGGTTAGAGTTCCTTGAACATTCCCAAAGAAACATGAGCCATCGGAGGAGCTTTCTGCACGTATCCCGTCTTGAAAGTTGCCAAAAAAAGCGTTATTGGTATTTCTGACTCTAGCTTGGCCACCTTTGACAAGACCAAAGAAAGCCGAATTTCTGCCCTGATAATAAATAGGGTCTCCGCCTCCAGAGGACTTTGCATAGAGGCCATACATTACATTATAATCAACTGTGGTGTTGCAATTTAGCTGATTTACGGAATTGTTATAAGAGTTGGCCATTACTACATTATAGTCTCCTCTTAAATCGACGCCTACGCTGTTATTCTGGGTTACAGCTGTCATAAGGTTAAAGTCTGAAACTACTTCTACCCCGTCGTTAGCGTTGTTATAGCAAGTTGCAGTAATTAAATTAGAGGTCCCGCTTATATCCATCCCATCGGCGGCGTTATTACTGAACGTACCCTGGACGTTCTGGGTGCTCCCCGTCAAAATGCAGCCGTTACTATCGTTCCCCCGCGAAACAACAGAAGACCACGCGCTTTCCGATCCTCTAAATTCAAAACCGTTATTATTTGTAGAAAAAGCCGTTAAGGACGCCCCTGACATCATGTTTCCGGCAATATTAAATCCCGATCCGCCGTTAAGGGCTTTCACGGCCGCATAAGTATTTCCGAAACCTTCATCATGAATTGATCCGCCTACATTGGCGTTTAAAATCGTCCCTGAAATAACACCGTGACTCTCAGTATCAGCAAAATGGATTCCTATCTGGTTAGAACTTTGGCTTGCTGTGCCTTGTATCTGACAACCAACTATTCGGCACCTCTCCACTCCCACTCCGCCAACATGTATCGCATATCTTCCCGCGCCATCAACATCAAGATTTTCAAGGAATACTTCTGGAGCTGAGACATTTACCGCATCATAAATGCCAGTAGCATCTTGGCTATCTATCCACATGTCTCTAACCCAGCAGTCAGATCCTGATACTGTCAGAGTATGATCTGAACCCGAATACGCAATAAAAGAACTTACTCCATGCCCTTGAAGCACTGTAGTCTGGTCTGATAAAGTTACCTTCTCATCATAGCAGGCAATGTTTTCACCGGGCCCTGCTAAGTTATCAGCATTGTCAACGGGAGGCATCCAGGTGAGTGGGTTCTGATATAAAACGCCGCCCGAGGTTTGTTCTACGCCATTGAGAGCGTCCTGAATAGTATCAAAGCCAGTAGAATAGTTTTCTTTTGTGTTAACCATTATTAGACTCCTGGTTTAAAGGGTTCATTAGAGTAAGATGTTAAGACACTGCCGCTATAGGCGGTCATTTGTTCCGGCGGTGTCGTATCTGTCGGGGTGATCAACCCTTTTGTAGCTGCTGACAGACCGCGGCCGATTGTAAGTAACATGGGAAACCCTTTCCTATAGTTGAGCTCTTAAAGTTTCGATTTCCTCTTCAAGGTCGGCCAGCCAGCCATCGTCCAACCCGAGGACCGCATCTCTTAGTCGTCTCGGCGTCTGTTGCATCTCAAGCAGGTGAATTTGTTCTAAAATAGCCATGCGATCAATTTCAGCCTGCCTTTCTTCATCGATCAGCCAGGCATCATCAACCCATATATGGGCAGCTGACGGCCGCTCTTCCGTAGTATAAGTATCGGGGATGGGACCAATTGCAGAAAAAATGATTACAGAACCGTTTTCTTTTGAATAAACCTCCGTCCCGCGATTATCTTCTGTTGCTATCCAGTTCTCTCCATCCCAAATCTGGACTTGTCCATCCTCAACCTGGATAGGCTCAAGATCAGTGGCTTTTGCAGGAATAAGAAATACATCATTTTCTAGAGGGCTTTTACGAGCCTCTGATTCATGTGTAAAAATGCCGTCATCATCGTAATGGTAAATCTTCATATTTTCTCTCCTTTTAATATTTAATGCAGATTAGGTATGCACGGTTGCGGGGCCTTGTTTCTGTGCCGCCTGTGGCGGTGGTATCACTGTCGTTTTGACCATTGCCCTCTCCAGCGACAAGAGTTTCTCCACCTTGAGATGAGGTATCAATACTCCCATTAGGTGCCGTGCCCAGATGGTGTGTGTGGCTTTTTAGCTGATCACTCTGAATACTTCCTAGAGCACGACCAGTGTCAACACCACGGCCGTGATCCCAGCCTCTAAAGAATTCGCCCCTGTCATCTGGCAAGTTGAATGTTGTTGAACCATCCCCGTTACCAAAAGTCGTGCCGATTTTTTCAAAAAGCGGGGCATATGCAGTTCGGCTTATAGCTGATCCGTCGCATTCCAACCATCCGCTCGGCGGTGTGTCCATAGCAAACATGGCAACCGTCCCTTGATCTGCCCCCCCTAAAGTTTGCAGGGCTTGATTAAGCTGGGTGAGATCTTCACCATCTGGGATCAATCCGGCTTCTGTTATGACATTTACTATTTCCCTCTGAACCTGTTCAAAGCCACGGGCATCGGGGAAAGAGCCAACTCTAATTAACGGATCTGGACTTGCTGGGTCAGCGTTCCAATAAGAGGCGTTTTCATCCTCTGCATTTAATGGTTTGTAATATTTCATTTAAGCCTCCTCATATATGAAGTTCAGGTTGATATGTGCGGGTTGCAGTTTGCCCAGGATGCATTCCAGGTCTTCAGCCTCATCTATTTTTGCAAGACCTTCTCCAAAAGCTGAAAGGCCAAAAGAAAAGCGTGTTACACGCGGGCCGTCTACACGAACATTTGAATAAAAAGGATAGACACCCGGAGCATGAGGGCCGATAAGATAAACACCGTAATCGTCAGAGGCTTCATGTATGCCAAATGCGAAGCTTCCAAATGCCATAGGGCGGTACTCTTCTATGCGGACGTCATAGCCAAGGTCGTCTGCATAAGTTAAAAAATACGGTCTGGATTGACCGCCTTTCCCGGTTAGTTTCTTAACAAGGCGTGATCGGCGCTGCTGAAACGTATCATTTACGTCCGGGGCACATTCATCCGGCAGACCAGCACAAAATTCATATTCAGGAAGAAGCTCTGACGTGGTGCGCGGGTCAGCTTCTTCACGGAGTCTTTCCAACCGTTTTTCTACGTTCACAAATTCCTGTGCAATAACCTTTAGAAGCTTTCCGAAATTGGATGTATCGGACAGGTCAAGCTGACCGGGCGGCATCAGGTGGCGAAGCATCTCAAGATAATGGGGCAAACGATACATTAAATACTGCTCCATGTTATCTCACCAAGGATGGGCATTTCGGCCTTGGTGGCTGTAATACTCGCGACAGGTGAAGCCAGCTTATGGTGGTGTTCTCCCGCGCCGACCGATATGGCTTCGCTCAACCGCGAAAGATGGAGAGTTTCTCCAGGCGCTGCTTCCCTGCTAAAGAAATCTTGAACTTCTGCAAGAATAGCCTGCCGGACAAGAACTGTGTTCGGGCGGAGCTGGATTTCTAGGTCGACCAGTTTAGCGACCGGGGCGTAAACTATCGTGTGTGAACCATCTGGACGAACACTGTCTATATA